GTGTATGAATCTGAGTCTGGTCATGTCATGGAGTTTGATGATACAAGAGATAATGAGAGAATACATCTATACCACCGTGCAGGTTCGTACATGGAGTTCAATCCTAATGGTGATAGAGTAGAAAGAATACAGAGAGATAAGTTTACTGTGGTCGTCAAGGACGAGTCTGTATTGATACAAGGAGATGTAAACATTCAAGTAGATGGCGACTATAATTTAAATGTAACAGGTGATGTAAAAATAAACGGACAAACAATCAATCTTAACAATGGATCTAAAGGAGCTGCAAGAATTGATGATACAGTTGCAGACGTTGACCCAATAGGAGATGGTACAATATCTTCTGGTTCCGGTACTGTTAAGATTGGAGATTAGGTATAAATAGAAGATGGCAGAAATAACAATAAAAAACGAAAGATCGTTTACAGATTTAGATTTGAATTTTAATATACATCCTACTACAAAGGATATTAATAAATTCAAAAATGAAAACGCTGTAATTAACTCAGTTAAAAATTTAGTTTTAACAAGTAACTATGAGAGGCTTTTTCAACCACAAATAGGGTCTGGTTTAAAACGACTTCTCTTTGAACAGGTGGATAATGTTACAGCAGCTTTACTTGAGAGAGAGATTTCAGAAACTATAACGAATTTTGAACCTAGAGTTGACTTGAAAGATGTTATAGCCTCTGGTTTTCCAGATGAAAATGGTTATAAAGTAGAGATAACTTTCTTTTTAGTTAACAATCCTAGCCCAATTACAGTAGATTTCTTTTTAGAGAGAGTAAGATAAATGGCAGACCGACTTAGAGTAACAGAACTTGATTTTGATTCAATCAAAACGAATTTAAGATCATTTCTACAACAACAAAAAGAATTTTCAGATTACGATTTTAGTGGTTCTGGTTTATCAATTCTTTTAGATATATTGGCCTATAATACACATTATAATGCTTATTATCTAAACATGGTTGCAAATGAATCATTTTTAGATACCGCTTTGCTTCGTGAATCTACTGTATCACACGCCAAAACATTAGGTTACACCCCACATTCTAAAAGATCACCCACAGCAACAATCACACTTACAGCAAATTCTGACACAACAACTGTTGGTAGTTTAACACTACCTGAGGGTTTTTCATTTTTATCAGACCAAATAGATGGTAAGTCATATAATTTTGTTTCTCTAAATGATGTAGTTGTAACAAAGACCAATCAACAATATGTTTTTACTGATTTATCTATAAATGAAGGTCAATTGATTACTAATCAGTTTGTATATTCAGAATCAAGTAATCCAAAACAATTGTTTACATTACCAGATAAAGAGATAGATAGCACAACAATTAAAGTTGTTGTTCAACCTAATGTAGCAAATACAGCCACTAAGATTTTTAATAAAGTAACAGATATATTAGATGTTGATGGTACATCAGAGGTTTTCTTTGTTCAAGAAAATAGAGATGGTAACTATGAAATATATTTTGGTAATGGTAGTGTAGGTAAAAAATTAAATGATGGATCAGTTCTAAGTGTGACTTACTTAGTTACAAATGGAATAGCTTCTAATAAAGCAAACAATTTTGTTCAGAAAACATCACTTACTGATTCAAATGGTGATGGTGTTACAGTAACGATTAATCCAACTGGAGCTGCATCAGGTGGTTCTGATAAAGAATCAGTAGATTCTATAAAGTTTACAGCGCCAAATCAATTCACATCTCAAAATAGGTTTATCACTAAAAAAGATTATGAAACATCTATTTTAAAAGATGTGCCTAGTGTAGAATCGGTTTCTGTTTGGGGTGGTGAAGATAACGTGCCTATTGTTTATGGTAAAGTATTTATAGCACTTAAAGCAAAAGATAATTTTTTCATATCAGAGGCAGAAAAAACAAGAATTATAGACAAGATTTTAAAACCAAAAGCTATCATTGGGGCTCAAATTGAAATTGTTGATCCAAGTATTACACATATTCTCGTAAATACAAACGTCTTATTTGATAGAAGAAAAACCACACAAACAGAAACGGGTTTTAAAGAATCTATTAAGTTGTCAATATTAACATATAACTCAACTAACTTAAATAGATTTAATAGTAATTTTTCAGCTTCTAAATTATCTAAAGCAATAGACGATACAGATAGAAATGCAATATTAGGTTCGGAAACAAATGTTAGATTACAAAAAAGAATAAAACCAACGATTGGTTTAGGAACTTATACAATTGATTTTGGTGAAAAGTTAAAAAGAGGTACGGCAGAGGAAAAACTTACTACAACTGAATTTATTGGATTTGATAATACTGGTGTTGCAAGGTCTGTATCTTTTGAAGAAGTGCCACAGTCATCAACTGGTGTTTCTCGAATAACAATTGAAAATCCTGGAATAGGGTTTACAGAGGCACCTACTGTAACAATTACAGGTGATGGTATTGGTGCAAAAGCTATTGCAACTGTAAGTCAAGGCGGCCTTACTTCTATTGAAATTACAGATAGAGGTGTTGATTATACAATAGCAACGGTTACACTTTCTGGTGGAAATGGTATAGGTGCCGAAGCAACAGCTATTGTTGATGCTAGAAATGGTACAATAAGAACAATCTTTTTTGATACTGATGGTAATAGACAAATCATCAATGAAAATATAGGTGAAATAGATTATGAAATCGGTAGAATATCCATTAACAGTATAAACATTTCTAGTGTCGATACCGCTGATGGTCTTATAAGATTCACAGTCGGTTCTGAAGCTGGTGTTGTAGAATCAACCAGAGATAATATTGTTGCAATAGATCCTGAAGATCCTTTAGCAATAGTAACAACTCTTGAGGCAGTTGAAGATTAAATGGGAAAAACATACGACATTATTCCATCTTCATTAAAAACTTCACTACTTGTAAATAGACAAGTACCAGAGTTTGTTCGTGAAGAACATCCACTCTTCATTTCATTTTTGGAGGCTTATTATGAGTTTCTTGAAAATGAACAAGGTGTTCAAAATAATGATCTTACAAAGACATCAAAAGATTTAAGGTATCTTCATGACGTAGATTTTTCAATAGATGCTTTTGAAAATAGTTTCTTAAATCAATATGCCAATCTTGTACCAAAAGATGTAAAAGTAGATAAAGCATTTTTAATTAAAAATTTATTACCTTTATATCTAGCTAAAGGTAATCCAAAATCTTTTCAACTTTTATTTAGAATGTTTTTTGGAGAAGAAGTTGAAGTTGTTTTTCCTGCTGACCAATTGCTTAGAGCTTCAGATGGTAAATATGCCTCTGAAAGTATCCTTACGATTTCTGATGAGGTAACTTCATTTTACAAAGGCACAGGGCTTAAAAATCAATCAATATTATTAGCTCAAAAATCCACACCTGATCAATTTGATCTTAGAATAAATGGTATAAAAAAAGAAAATGAAACAGATTATATTGTTAGAGTAGAAGATCAAAAAGTATTTTTTAATGATGTAGTAACTGTTAAAAGAGATATATTGGGTAATGTTGTTGTTGGTACTAATTTACAGTTTATTGATATAAAGTCATCTTCACCCTCCTATAATTTACAAAGTTTTGTAGATTCTGGTGAAATTTCACCAGGAAATACAACGATAACATTTAAAGATGCTACATCAGGTGGAGATGTAACAAAAACAATTTTATTGGTATCAAATTCAACTAATTTACGAGTTACAAGTGCTTATGCAAATGCAAATACTTTTGGAGATAACACTTCATTTTTAACAACATCAAGTGTTTCTGCAACTCCGGCTAGTAATGCTGATATAAGAGTTACATATAAATCTTTTAATGATGGTTTACTTAAAAACAGACAATTTACAGGATCCACTTCAAATTCATCAATAATTGTTGAAAGAGTTTTTCCTAGAAAAATTGATATATTACCTAAGATAGAATTATTTTTTGACCCAAGAAAATCTGATGGCTCTTTTGAACAATCAGAAGAAGTAACATCAACTATACTTGTTCAGAATACAGTTATTAATATATCAACAAATACTTTTTCATCATTAGAGGAAATAAGAGTCGATAAAGGTGGTAGACTCTATAATATTGGTGACCCAGTTGGTATTATTGCAGGTGGTTTTTCAACAAAGGCCACAGCTCAAGTAGCCTCTTTAGGCACAGAGTTTTTAAGTAACCCTACAGTTAATACTGGAGGTGCTGGATTTGCAGTAGGTGGTTTATTTCAAGGCGGTAATACAGAAACAGGTTTTGTTTTATACACAGTTAAACCTGCAATTGATACCTCTGGTAATAATACACCAAACACTTTTATTTTAATGGGTGAAACTTATGATGCTACTGTAACAAATAATTCATCACAAACCTATGCTGATTTGATTATAGCAAATGCAAATGGAACATATGCTGGTGCTTTTGGTAACACTCAAGTTACGACACCTACTGTGGATTCAAGAATAAAACACGTTGTTAATTCAACAGTTCAAGCTGTTTCAATAGGACCAGTTCAAAATGTATTACTTGTGACATCAAATACAACAACAACAGATTTACCATTAGATGGTGCAGGTGCTCTTGTAGAAGTTGCAGCTAGAACAACTGCTGATGTTGGTTCTCTTAAAAGTTTAGGTAAACTTCAGATGGCCAGCTCTAACGGTGTTGCTAATGTTGGTAATAATTATACAGTCGGTGATATTATAGAATTTGATAGTCCAGGTGCTGGTGATGGTGCATTAGCGAGAGTATCAGAAACAAATGCAAAAGGTCATATAATCAATACAGAGTTTGAATATCCACATTATGAAAATTTTGGAACAGGGATTAGGAATAATTATGCTTTCATAGCAACTGTTGTGGCTAATACAGGATTTAGAGGTGTAACTGCTATACCTAATGTTTATGTTTCTAGTGTTGTTACTGAAGCAATAAATTTATCTACATCACAATATCCTAATGTTAATGTAGGTTTAAGTGGTGTTTATTTGACACCTCAATCTAATCACAATGGACTTACACTTGCGGAGGGTGATAACCCTGTGAGAATAGGTGATATAATTTCTGTGTTAGGTCACGAAAGAAAAGTGATCAATGTATCATCAAATATTAGCGTAAATGCAATAGGTTATAATACAAATAGATATGGTGTTGTAACTCAAAATACAGGTAATTATCAATCATACTCTAGTAATTTAAGTCCTGTTCTTGATTCGCAAGTAGGTAATACGGGTAACGCAGGTGGTTACATAACAAGAACAATAAGCGTTGATTCATTAGCTCAGTACGCTAATTTAAATGTAAGACCAGTCTTTCATTATACATCAGGTCCAAATACAAAATCACAAATAATGCTTGATGATATAAATGTAGATAGTATGGTTTACACTTTCGGTGAATGGAGTAGTTCACAAAATACTGCTCTTGAGTCTTTTACTAGATTTGATGGTTCACTAAAATTTCCATACGAACATGATGGCGGATATCTTGGTGGTTACAATTCACCTTCAAATATGCTTGATACGGCAAATTTCTGGGAACAGAGAAGCCCTAGAATGGGATCAAACACAGCTGATTATGGTCAAGCTTTTTCTGGTAGAGTTGCTTTTAGTGGCGGTGATTTTTATCCAACATTTACAAAGCTGTTGGGTTCAGGCCCATTAGGTGAATTTTCTGGAAGTGAACGTGGTAAAGGGCAATGGGTGTTGATGGCTCACGGTCCAAATGAAACTCCTAGAGATTTTTCGACTGTTGGTGGCACAGTATATAGAAATGTTTTTGGACAATATGATGATTTAAATTTTGCATCAGGATTATCAGGTGTCCCATTTATAACAAGTAATACAAATACTTTTGGTGCAGAGGCTAATGGACAAATAAGATATGCTGGAGATGGATTTGGTGCCAATGATAATAAAAACTGGATCGAAAGAGCTACCAGTAATGCTATATCTATAAGTGAGCAAAAGTACATTTACGCAAATACATACAATGCAAACAATTCACATTTCTGGCTAAGAGGCCCAGTTATGTC